TCTGAAGCGAGGATCTTGATGACATTGTTGTTGAAGGACCCCGAGGCGGCGCTCGATTACGCCGTCGACTGGGGCGCAGAATATCTGAACGGAGATGCCGTCAGCCAGAGCAGCTGGCAGGTCATTCCGGTCGAAGACGGTGGGCTGACCATTGTCAGCAGCCGCTTCGACAATGCGCTGGCGACCGTGACGGCATCCGGCGGCGTTCAGGGTCACCTCTACCAGCTGACCAATCACGTGAATCTCGAGTCCGGGCTGGAGGACAGCCGCTCGATCGTCATTCGCGTGGAGAAACGGTGATGGCGGATGGTGCCAACCCGATCGTCACGCTGAGCGAGGCGCAAGCGTTTACACGTGTCGAGACGGGTGAGGAGGAAGCACTGCTTGCCGGCCTCATCCGCTCCGCCAGCGCGCTGTGCGAGGCTTTCCTGGGAAAAGCGGTGATCGCGCGAGGCTTCACCGAGCAGATCAGCGCAAGTCGCGAATGGCAGCGGCTGCAATCCAACCCCGTCCGTTCGATCGACCAGCTGACGAGCCGCGGCGCCGAAATTCCGGCGACCGCGTTCGCCGCCGACATCGACTCGAGCGGATGCGGGTGGGTGAGGATCGTCGATCCGACCCTTGCCGGCCCCGTGGAAATCAGCGGAGTGACAGGGCTTGCGGTTTCGCAGAACGGTGTGCCCGAGCCGATCAGGCAGGGCGTTCTCCGGCTGGTCGCGCACCTTTTCGCCGTGCGCGACGGAGAGGGCGGGGAAATGCCGGCTGCCGTTACCGCCTTATGGCGGCCCTACCGGCGGATGCGGATTTCCTGATGGGCCGCGCTATCCACACCAACCTAAGGCGGCGGGCATGAGCGAATTCGCGGGCTCGCTTCGCGAGCGGATCATTATCGAACGGCCAGTGACGACGCGTTCGGCAGCCGGCCTGCAGGAGGCAGGCTGGGAGCCCGTGACGGCCTGCCTTGCATCCATCGTCCTGGAAGGAGTCGGACCGGAGAGCGAGGCCCAGGCGCTGAGCGTAATGCCGCGGCTTCGGGTCACGATCCGTCGCAGGAGCGGCGTCGCGATCGACCAGCGAATCCGCTGGCGCTCCAGGACGCTCATGGTGCGGCAGTTGCTCGACGACCCCAGGCTGCCCGACCGGATCGTGCTTCGATGCGAAGAGGTGCGCGGATGATGCCGAGACTGATCGCGCGCGCCGAGACAATCGGTCGAAGCGAGCGGCGGCGAAGGCTCCAGCGGATCGCGGAAGGACTGCAAAGCACCGGCATGGCAGTCGAAATCGGAAGTGATTCGGTAAGTTGTCGCGGCCGGGGAGCGGTCCGCCGGTGGCTCACGGATCCGCTGGTCAGGTTTGCAGGGACGCTGAACATATGAGCGCGGGGGGCGAACTACAGGCCGCGCTGGCATCCAACCTCGCGACCGTCGGCGAGCTGACCGGGGTGTTCGACGGCCCGCCGGCACGCGCAGCATTTCCTTATGCGGCGATCGACGCATCGCTGGAGAGCGACTGGAGCCACAAAAGCGGAGCGGGCCGCGAGGTCATGATCGCAGTCACCGTATGGGACGACCAGCCGGCGCGGCTGCAACAACTTGCCGACACCGTCGAGGGGCGGGTGCTTGCCATCCGAAGCATGGACCAATGGCGGCTGGTCACCTTGCAGCTGATCCGCCGGCGGACGATCCGCGACGTCGCCGGCCCCTGGGCGACGGCGATCGATTTCCGGGCGCGGCTTCTCGCCGCCTGAACATTAAAGAAGGAGAAGACTATGGCGGCGGAACGCGGAAGCGCCTTCCTGCTCAAGATCGGCGATGGGAGCGAAGCGGCGAGCTTCGCCACCGTTGCCGGCCTGAAGACGACGCAGCTGTCGATCAACGGCGACGCGGTGGCAATCACCAACAAGGGAAGCGGCGGTTGGCGCGAGCTACTGTCCGGAGCAGGCGTACGCTCGGTCTCGGTCGCCGCGAGCGGAATCTTCACCGGCAGCAGCGCCGAGGCGCAGGTGCGATCAGTCGCATTGTCCGGGGCGCTCCAGAACTACGAGCTCAGCTTCGAAAGCGGCGAGCGCATGCGCGGGGAGTTCCTGGTGACGCGCCTTGAGTATGCGGGCGATTTCAATGGCGAGCGCAATTATACGTTGACCCTGGAAAGCTCCGGCGAGGTCGCCGCCCTGTGACACGAGCGAACCCTCACCGGGGCGAGGCAAGCCTGCTGGTTGGAGGCGAGGCGCTTGTCCTTCGGCCCAGCTTTTCGGCGCTCGTCGCTGCCGAGCAGGAGCTTGGCCCCCTGTTCGCACTTGTCGAACGGGCGAGCGACGGCGCGCTTGCGCTGCACGAGATCGCGGCGCTGTTCGATCACCTGGCCACCGGAAGGCCACCCGCGATCACCCGGGAGCGGATCGGCGAAGCGATCGTCGAAAAAGGGCTGGCCGGGATCATGCCGCAGCTTCGGCTCGTGCTCGAGCAGATCCTCAAAGGGCAATGAACTTTGGAGAGCGGGCGGCGGAGCTCGCCGGCGCTGCGTCGCTGCTGCTCGGCTGGAGGGCCCGGGAATTCTGGGAATCGACGCCGGCCGAGCTGGCCACGGCATTGGGGCAAGGACCGGCGAGCGAGCAGATCAGCCGGGATGAGATCGAGCGGCTTCAGACGCTGTTTCCCGACAATTGAGGACAATGATGGACGAAGAGATCGAGCGGCTGGTGATCAGCGTGCGGGCCGATACCGCGGCCTTTGCCCGCGACGTGTCGACGATGCGGACCGAACTTGAAGGGCCGCTCGTCCAGGGCGTCGGCCGGGCGGGGCGAGCGATCGACGCCGCGCTCGCTCGGGCGATCAGCACTGGCAAGGTAGGCTTCGACGACCTCAAGAATGTCGCGCTTTCGGCAATGGCACAGATTGCCTCGGCGTCGCTTCGCTCCTTATTCAACCAGACGGGAAGCGGCGGAGGCATCGGTGCCGGGTTGCTCAACGGCCTCGGAAGCCTGGTCGCAGGACTGCTGGGATCCCCTGGACGATCGACTGGCGGGCCGGTCAGCGGAGGCAGATCCTATCTCGTCGGAGAGCGCGGACCCGAGCTGTTCGTGCCATCGGCCGGCGGGCGGATCGAGGCTCTGGCAGCCAGGCGCAGCGACGTCCGAGTAGCCATATCCGTGACCACCCCGACGCCGGGCGAGCCGCAGGCGCTTCGCCAGTCTTCCCGGCAGGTGGCCCGCGCGGTCCGCTCGGCGCTTCGCGGGCAGACGTCGTGAACTACTGGTTCACCCAGGCCGACGCGCCGATCGTGACCACCTTCGTCAAGCGCTTCGACCCCAATCACTGGACCGTCGATTTTCCGCGCGGGACGATCGCGAGCTGCGTGACCTCTCCCGACGCGCATGGACTGACGGTGCAGGCCGAATTCCTTCGGCGCGGCGACCTCGTCGGCCTGATCTTCGAAAGCAAGGACGGCAACGCTCACCCGGCCCATGCGCGCGAGACCGCGAATGATTATTCAAGAACGCGGCTGTCGTTCCGATGGCAGTCCAGCGGGGCGATGCCGCTCGACCAGGTCAATGGCCCGACACTAACGATCGAAGGCCGCGATGCGGCGGGAAACGCGCGCAACTGGTTCGTCCGGCTGTGGAACTATGCGGAAGGGACTGGCGAAGACGCGCAGATTTCGATCGACTTCGACGCGGTCGACGGCGGCTATTCGCTTCCCGACGACGCCGACCGAGTCGACCCGTCGCGCATCGACCGGATGTTCATAAGCATAATCCCGCCCGACTATTCGGAAGGATCGGCGGAGCTGCGCGCCGCACCCGCCGAAGTAAGCATTGCCGTCAGCGACATGCGCTGCGAGGGGCCGAACAGCGTCATCCTGATCAACGACGCGGTGACGCCCGAGCACGGATTGCGCATCGCGACGGCTTATGACGACATGTACAACCTGCCGCCGGCGCGGGTGATCGACAGCCTCGAGCGGCTCGGGTTCCGGAAGATCATCAATCATTACGTGGGGATGAGCCATTATTTCGGGCTGGACGGCTCAGGAAAGCTCGACCCCGCGAGGACCCTGAATAGCGCGGCGCTCGCCTGGCACAGGGACTTTGCCCGCGAAGCCGCGGCGCGCGATTACGAAGTCCTCTGGTCGCTGTCTTACGAGATCTTGGACATATTCTGTCCGGAGGCGTGGAAGCAGCGGGCATTCGACGGAAGCCCGGGACTGACGGGATGGGATCCGCCGTCGGCGCTGGTTTCGCCGGCGAACGAGGGGGCGATTGCGTTCCTTGGCCGTGTGGCTGTCCGGCTGGCGCAGATCTCGGCGGAATTCGGCCTAGAGCCCAAGTTCCAGATCGGCGAGCCGTGGTGGTGGGTGAAGCCGGGCGGGGAGATCTGCCTGTACGACGATTCAGCGCGTGCCGCTTTCGGCGGGAATCCTGTCGAAATCTCCGACGTGCGCGCGCCGATGTCGGCCGAAGAGACGGAACTGCTCGATGCGGCGGGGGAGGCGCTCGCAGGTTCGACCGAGTCAATCTGCGACGCCGTCAAGGCGGCGGTGCCGAACACGCAGACTTTATTGCTCGCTTATCTCCCGACGATCATGGACCCGAACGCTCCCGAGCTGAAGCGAGCGAACCTTCCGATCGGATGGGCGGCGCCGGCGTTCGATATCCTGCAACTCGAGGATTACGAGTGGGTGACGGCGGGCCGGACGAGCCTCCGATCGGCCGCATACGCCGAGGCCGGCGAGCGCTTCGGCTATCCAGTCGCTCAGCAGCATTACCTGTCAGGTTTCGTGGCCAGCGCAGCAGAACGCCAAAGCTGGCGGGAGATCATCGCGGCCGCGAGCGAGGCGAGCTCACGCGGGGTCGCCGAAGTCTTCCTCTGGGCTCTTCCGCAAGTAGTTCGCGATGGCCTTACATTGTTTGGAGATTCGCCGGTGACAGCCTTCGATGACGTCAGCTTTCCAATAGAAATCGGAGCGGAGGCGAGCGTGTCTCCGGGATTTTCGACGAACATCGTCACGAGCTCGAGCGGCAACGAATATCGCAATGCCAACTGGCAGCAGGCACGACTTCGCTTCGATGCCGGACCAGGGGTACGCGGCGACCGTGAGGTCGAGCGCTTGCTGACATTCTTCAGGGCTCGACGCGGCGCGGCGATCGGATTTCGGTTTCGCGACCCGTACGACTTCAGCTCCAACGGAATGAGCGGCGAGCCCTCGGCCGGGGACCAGCAAATCGGTGTCGGTGACGGAGCGCGTGCCGGGTTCGAGCTGACGAAGACTTACTCCGGCGGGGAGTGCCGGCGGATCACGCGCCCTGTAGCCGGTTCGATCAGGGTCGCGGTGGACGGCGTCGAGCAGGCAGGAGGTTGGAGCCTCGAAGACCTCGGCCGGATCGTGTTTTCAGTGCCGCCGTCACCGGGCTCGTCAATCACGGCGGGCTTCTTGTTCGATGTCCCCGTCAGGTTCGCCGACGACGGACTGGAAGTGAATCGCGCGACCTTTCTCGCGGGCGAAGCGCCGAGCGTGCCGCTCATTGAAATCAGGGAAGCGTGATGACGTCGATCGCGGATGGACCGCTCACCGCACTCGCATTCTGCTGGCGGTTGCAACGCCGGGACGGCGCCGGAATCGGCCTGACCAGCGGCGATCGTGACCTGGTGCACCATGGCGTCACCTATCGCGCCGCCCCCGGGGCCACGCCGGCGGCAATCAGCCGGAGCCTTGGGCTCGAGCCAAACTCGGGCGAAATCGCCGGCGCGCTATCAGCCGATGCGCTGACCGAGGCCGATCTGGCGCTCGGTCGATGGGGAGGGTGCCGGGTCCAGCTCTTCGCGATCGATTGGACGGATCCTGTTTCCGAAAAGATTGATCTCCTTGCCGGCGAGCTTGGAGAGGTTTCGCTTGACGCCGACAGCTATTCCGCGGAGCTGATCGGGGCCGCGGCGCGGTTGGAAAGGCCGGTGTGTCCGAACACGTCTCCGGAATGCCGGGCCGCTTTCGGCGACAAGCAATGCAGAGTCGATTTGGGAGGAAGAGCACTTCGGGCCACGATCGTCTCTTCCCAAGACAATACGATCAGGATCGACCGGCCGATCGATGACCGCTTCCTCTTCGGAAGATTCCGCTATCTCGGAGGAGAAAATTGCGGTTTGGAGAGCAGCATCCTGGGCGTCGATGGAAGCGAACTGACGCTGCGCGACCGGGCGCGTGCACCGATTGAGCCAGGCACAAGCGTCGAGCTTCGCGAAGGCTGCGACAAGAGGTTCGAGACGTGCGTTTCCAGATTCGGGAACGGCGCAAATTTCCGCGGCGAGCCGCATCTTCCCGGAACCGACCTTCTAACCCGTTATCCTGGCGCATGAGTGCGGCCATGAACCCGATCGTCGAACGTGCGCGTTCGTTGATTGGCACCAGGTTTCGCGCTCAGGGGAGAAACCCCGATACCGGTTTGGACTGCGTTGGGGTCCTGATGCTGACGTTCGGCATCGGCCGCGACGAAGTCCGGCGCGACTACCGCCTTCGCGGAGCGCACCGGAAGGAAATCGAGCGACATTTGCTTCGTCATTTCCGCCGAGTCAGGCCAAGCGAAAAGCGCTGCGGCGATGTCCTTTGGTGCGACGTGACTGCCGACCAAGTGCATCTCGCCATCCACTGCGGCGACAGCTTCATCCATGCCGATAGCCGCCTGCGATCGGTCGTCGAGACGCCTGGCGAGCCGCAATGGCAGATCGCCGGCGTGTATCGCCGGCGCGGCCGGACACGAAAGCAGGATTGAACCATGGCAACCTTGGTGTTGAGCACCGCCGGGACCATCCTCGGCGGGCCGTTCGGTGGCGCGATCGGAAGCCTGCTTGGGCAGAGCATCGACCAGCAGCTCCTCGGACCCGGGCCGAGGCAGGGGCCGCGACTGGGCGACCTGTCGGTGCAGACCTCGGGCTACGGAACACCCATTCCGCGTTTGTTTGGCACGATCCGGGTCGCAGGCAGCGTTATCTGGTCGACCGACCTACAGGAATCGAGCCAGACGCAGGGCGCAAAGGGGCAGCCCGAATCAATCATCTATAGCTATTCGGCAAGCTTCGCCGTGGCGCTTTCGTCGCGGCAGATTGTCGATGTCCGCCGCATCTGGGCCGATGGCAAGTTGATCCGAGATGCCGACGGAACGTTCTCGGTCGAGACCGGCTTTCGCTTCTACCAGGGCTCGGAAGATCAACCGGTCGATCCGTTGATCGGATCGATCGAAGGCGTCGACACAACGCCCGCCTACCGCGGAAGCGCGATCGCCGTTTTCGAGCATATGCAACTGGCAGCGTTCGGGAATCGGCTCCCGTTCCTTACATTCGAAGTGGTTGCCGATGCCGAGCCCGTGACGACCGGCGAGGTCATGAACACCGTTGGCGGCGGCGCAATCGCCAGCTCCGACAAGTTCGAATTGCAAGGCTATTCGGCTCACGGGCCAAGCAT